CATTATCATTGACGAAGCTGACAACACATCCAACGATGTTCAACTCTGCCTACGGGCGTTTATTGAGGAGTTTGCTGGGAACTGTCGATTCATCTTCACTTGTAACTACAAGAATAAGATTCTCCAACCTCTCCACTCCCGCTGCGCCGTCGTGGACTTCTCCATCAAGGGAAAAGAAAAGGCGCAACTTGCTGCAAGTTTTTATAAGCGCATTCAAGACATCCTTCAAGCGGAAGGTGTCGAGTATGACTCAAAAGTTCTAATTGAATTAATCAACAAACACTTCCCTGATTGGCGTCGTGTTCTTAATGAGTGTCAGCGTTACTCTGTAAGTGGAAAGATTGATGCTGGTATTCTTGCTACTTTCTCCGATGTTGCCGTAAATGAACTTGTTAAAAACCTTAAAGAAAAGAACTTCCCAGAAGTTCGGAAGTGGGTGGTATCTAACATGGATAATGATACTACTGTACTTATGCGTCGTATTTACGATGCTTGTTATACATCCCTTGAAAACAATAGCGTTCCTGCTGCTGTGCTTGTGCTTGCTAAGTATCAGTATCAGTCGGCGTTCGTAGCAGACCAAGAAATAAATATGCTTGCTTGTTTGACTGAACTAATGGTGGAGTGTAATTTCCGATGAAAAAGAATCATCAAGTAAAGTCCAGAATGTATTATTACTTCTGGGGAGTTTGTACAGTTGCCGTAGTCATGGGTCAACTCTATGTGGGTACTGGGTATCGTGCGATGTCGGAGAGTGTAAATCTTCTCACTCACACTTTGGTTGGAGAACTTGTAGGGGGACCTAAGAATGGGACTATTAGTTATTGATAAAACAAAGTTGGTAGAACCACGAGTGAAAACTACTCCTGAGAATGTGCAAGAAGCAAATGAAGCACTGTTTCGTGCTAAAATGACTCTACCTGCTGCCGCAAAACATTGTGGCATGACGAAGAAGGAAATGAAGATGACATTCCTTGAATACTTGAAGTATCACCCTAAAGATTATGAAGTCACTGAAAACACCCCTTAGATATCCTGGCGGTAAGTCCCGTGCCTGCACCAAGATGGATCAATACTTCCCCGACTTAAGGGAGTATGGTGAGTTCCGTGAACCATTCTTGGGTGGTGGTAGTGTCGCTATTCATGTCACCAAAAAGTATCCAGATGTGAAAGTTTGGGTTAATGATTTGTATGAACCTCTAGTCAACTTCTGGCAGCAACTCCAGATGTTTGGACATGAGATGAGAGATGAACTTCTTCAACTAAAATATCGCCATGTGGAACCGACAAGTGCTAGAAACTTATTCCTTGACGCCAAAAAGTATCTTGCTAGACCTTTGGAAGACTCTGAAAATTTCCAGCGTGCTGTTTCCTTCTATGTGGTTAATAAGTGTTCTTTCTCAGGTCTTACTGAGTCCTCCTCCTTCTCCGCCCAAGCAAGCGATAGTAACTTCTCAATCAGAGGCATTGATAAACTGCCAGGTTATTCGGAGATAATCAAGAAATGGCGTATAACTAATTACTCCTATGATTACCTACTTGGCGCTGAAGGTAATGCTTTTGTATATCTTGATCCTCCTTATGATATTAAGGATAACCTCTATGGGCGTAAGGGATCAATGCACAAAGGATTTGATCACGATAGGTTTGCTGCTGACTGCTCTGCTTGTAGTCTTGATCAGTTGATTAGTTATAACTCCGATCAGTTGGTAAAGGACAGATTCAAAGACTGGAGTGCTGCTGAGTTCGATCTCACCTACACAATGCGTTCTGTGGGCGAATACATGCGAGAGCAAAAGAAACGTAAAGAACTACTACTTTTTAATTATGGAATTGAAGGATTGGTTGAACAGCATCAATCAGACGAAACAGAATCTGATTGAAGAAGATCCTTCGCTTGAGAAGGAATACCCTCCCTACATTATTAATCGTTGCTTCTCTGGGCACCTAGATGCGATTATGTTTGCGAATGAAATGAACCAATATCATTTCCTTCCTAAAAAACTGCAATATGATTTTTATCTAAATAGTCTGAGGAAAAAGAAGAGATTTTCTCCCTGGCTCCGACAAGATAAAGTCAAAGATCTTGATTATGTCAAACAATATTATGGTTATAGTAATGAAAAGGCAAAACAAGCTTTGAAGATTCTTACAGAAGAACAACTTAATTTTATTAAATCGAAATTTGAAACTGGAGGAAAAAAATGAGCGTTGTTAAAGAACCTGAAGTGAAGTGGTCGCCCGAACAAATGGTGGAAGTGGTTCTCAGCGAACCCGATGACTTTTTGAAAGTGCGCGAAACTTTGACTCGTATTGGAGTCGCATCACGAAAGGAAAAGAAAATCTATCAGTCTTGCCACATTCTTCACAAACAAGGTAGATACTTCCTTGTTCATTTTAAGGAACTGTTTGCCCTTGACGGCAAACATGCAAATCTAACTGTGAATGATGTCCAGCGTCGCAATCGTATCGCCCAACTCCTTGCTGACTGGGGTTTGATTGAGATTGTTGATGTAACCAAGATTCAAGACATTGCACCACTTAACCAAATCAAAGTCCTTGCCTATAAGGACAAGGGTGATTGGATTCTGGAAACCAAATACAACATTGGTTCCAAGAAGAAGCGTGTAGAAGAAACCGAATAAAACTGGGGGCTTGACGCCCCCTTTTTTATGCTATATAATAGGAAAAACTCGCACCGCACTGCACCGCGAGGTTCAACAAAAGCAAAATTGCGAACGTTTCTTATGACTTACGAAATGCCACACATCGAAGGTCCTCATCGTATTCCTGGGTTTAATAGAGTTGGTGAGATCAACCTGGAAGATTACGTAACAAAGAAGGTGTTACCACCTAAAATCCGTGCTGGAAAATTCTCCCACATTGGAGTTCTTGACCTTAGCACTGTGGACGAAAATGACCCTATATGGGAAAACGTTGGTATCCGAGAAGAGGGAAATACTGAAGATCGTATTGAAACCTTTGAAAATGCCTATGAGGTAGAGGGTTTCAAGACTGATGTTGTTCCTCCCATGATGGGAACTGATGGTAAACCACGAGACGGTCGTGGACGAATCATTTCTGCAAAGCGTCGTGATGAAAAGTTTATTCCTGTTTTCTGGTATGTTATTGAGGACGACTCTGAAAAGAGTCGTGTAACTGATGGACTAGAGAATAATCTACGGCACCCCGCATCTTTTGCGGCGACGATGGAGTCGGTTGTTATTGGTTGCCTTTATCTCATTAAGTGCAATGAACTTCCTCTCAACGAAGTTACTATTCGGGATTATCTTCATGATGAACTGAATATCGGACAGCGTTTTGCCGCGCACAATATTACTAAGATTGTTCAGTCGATTCTAAAGCGTGGTGTTGCTGGTGGTGATCCTTTAGTTAAAGTTAAGGATCGTAAGAAGTGGGAAGCGTATTGTGAGAAAGCAGGTAAGAAAGTCGATAACAAAAATGTGTTCTTGCTCTCTGCCGACAGTGATACCTATGCATTCCGTGCATGGTGTCAGCATATTCTTCCTGCTATTGTGAAGAACGATTCTCCTATTGAGATCATTCTTTTCACGAACAATCACATTCCTTCAGAAGCACGTAAGAACATCAAGAAGTTCCAAACTAACCTGGAATATTTCTTGGACGCATCTTACCTAATGGTTGAGAAGGATTATGCTCCTGGTTGGTTGATGGGGGAATTGAAACTTCCTGTCAAGTCATTTCCTTATAAGATTTTGGGTTGTTTGCCTCAAGTCGTTGGTAAGCATGAATCTTATGAGAGAGGACATCGTTTTGTCCCGATTGAAAATTATTGATAACCGAATAAAAAGATACGGGGGTCCACACCCCCTTTTTTATTGCTTGTGATAATATATACTATGGATGCCGAAAGGGTTCACACAACACAAACTCGCTTTTAAAGGAGCTACAATAATGAACAACCTTACCAGGTATACTGCTGCGGATCTTAATACCCTGATGGATAAGATTACCCGCAACAGCATTGGTATGGACGAATATTT